CCCCTTTCTCTTTCTTCTCGTATTTCTTGTTCTTGCTCATCTTTGACCTCTACTTTTATTGGTTCTTTCTCCTTGACTTCTTCTTGCAATGTTTCCTCTTTACTTTCTATCTCGCCTAAGAAGATTTTAGCAAAAACATCATCTACTTTATTTGTATTTTCGGTCATGTAATTATTCTTTTTGATTATTTTGTGGTTGTTCTACTTGCTGCTCTGCTCCTTGCCCCTGCATCATTTTTATAAATGCTTCATTTAAGGCGTAGCTATCAGATTCAGTAAAGCCTAATTTCTTCAAGAATAGAGGTTCTGATAGAATAAATGCTGGATTAGGACTATTAAGCAATGCTTCAAATTTAGCAGCTTCTTCTTCGTGGCTACTTGCAAAATTAGGCGCAAAGTCAGCAAAGATTTCAAAGTTAATAGTGGAGATTTCATCACTTAAATATCCAGTATTAAATTTGTTGTTCTTGTAGTAATTAAACGCATATTGGAGGTCTTTAATGCCTCTAATCGTATCAAGAATTAATTGCCCCTCGGAAAACAACATATGTTCATAAGTCGCATGCAAAGGGTTTTGAGTCCTTGCAGCATTGACGGCTCTTGCTTGAATAGCAACACCGCTTACTGCGTTAGTTTGCTCTCCTTTTAGTTCATCAAACAACTGGGTTCTTTGTTCAAACTCCAGATCGATCCTAGTTAGTGTTCGCTCTAAAAACGGCAATAATGTTTCCGAATTAATTAATTGTACTTGATGAGGGTTTTTAGTAAAAATCATTCCATCACGTCTATTAAGCTCACCTCGAAGTATTGGGCGCATCTTCTCGAGATTCACATTATCCTCATCAATAATTAAATATTTTGAATTAAGCCCATGAATTGTTTTAGTCCATACATAATTTAAACATGTAGAAAGAGGAATAAGCCCATCAACTACGCCGTAAGGAATACTCAAATAGTTTCTTTTCAAACATAAAGGTATTAATGGAAAATGTTTTTGATTAGGTATTTGTCCATCAATAGGCCCATGTTCCAGTAATACATCAGCACAAAATACACCTTTCCAGATTTGCGTTCCCTCCAGCTCTCTTATACTGCTACCAGCTACTTTTCTGCTTTCTGCCACCTCTTTATCAAAGGTAGAAAAGTATTGCTCTGTAACAACTCCGTCAGGAGTCTCTGGAGGAAAAGCAACTATTGCCTCATAGTATTTGACATTCTTTTTGTAATATACTTCAACAATACGTGCTGACCTACCAAGTACCCATAACTCCTCTAATCCGTCGCCATGATTTAAATCAGAATAAGGGATATAATCATCTCTAATTGCTCCTGCTCCGCCACTTGCAAATTCTCCTGTAGAATTAGTATTAGCAGGTTTGCCAATTAAATTATCAAAATATTCGGTATATTTAGGATAGCGTTTTTTTAATTTTGTTCCGTTAACAAAATAACTGCGGCAAACAAACTGGGAATCTTCCATGCGAGCAGTTTGATCGTCTGGATCAAAATAAACTTCTCGTGGGTCTACATAATCATAAAAGAAAGTTGTTGTGCAATCTGGCTCATAACCAAAATGAGACCATCCAAGACCTCCTATTAAAGCATCAGTGTATTTCTGAGTAGATTTATTCTGAAAATCATTTTGCGCCTGAATAACATAGAGCATGTTATTTAAATATTCAGCTAATAAATCATGTTTTGACAAAGATGTAGTAGCTTTATAAGCTATCCTTTTCCTTGCGGCTATTTGCAAGGATGTATAAGTTGTAACTATAGGCTCTATTCTATTGACAACAAAAGGCATAGCTCCAACGTCCGCAAACTCCTGTTTTAGTTCGTCAGTCCATTGATCGCCATAATAGAACTTAAGGTTTTGATCGTATTGCAAACGCCATTTTTTTCGTATTTCCGAATCAGCCGAATAATAGAAATAATCCTTTAGTTCCTGTAATACTTTTGCCTTAGCTGGTGTTAAATTTATCATGTGCGCAAGGTTCTTATTTAATTTTAAGTAATAGATTCTACTTCTTCATATCCAACAATTCCGCAATCAAAGTAATGATCATATCCATCTGAATAACATATTAAACTATCACCATCAAATAATCTATGTTCTACAACTTCGGAAGAATTACCATAAATAATAGCAAGTAAATCGGTAGTCTGATTTGGTAATATTAAAAGATTCTCTTGTAAAAAAGCTTCCTGTATGGGATCTTCTAAAAGTGCTATTACTTGAAGACTTACTCTAATATTTCTAGCCGATTTATTACAACATCTAATTGACTTAATAACTACATTGCCCTCAGAATTATAAATAGCAGTTTTAGAATCGCTTAAATTATTAAATAGTAGTCTAAAAGGTCTTATAAAATTCATATGATCTCTTTGAAGAAGTCATGAAATTTATTATATTTTTCTTCTAGGATTCCTTTGTCTTCTGACGGCATTTCTGCTCCAGTACTTTTATAAGAGTAATAATCCATTACTCCTTTTTTTAAGAAATCTGCTAAAATACCAAATTGGGCAACTTTTTCAGAACATTCGCACATTAAAGCGAAATCCTTTAAACTTTTATTTTCCATAAATTTAACCTAATATTTTTTCTAAATGAGCTATTTGCTCTTTTACAAGATTAATATCATTTATGAGGGTAGCTTTTCTTGCTTCTGTCGCAATAGAAGCCTCCCCTGAAAAATAAAGTACACCATCGCTATATAAAGCTTGTACAAGTTTAGGGAGAAGTGGCAAAATGTCTGCTGGATTTGTATTATTTGACATAAGATTACTCGCAAGTTAATTTTTAATTTATTATAAAAGAATTATTAAGAAAAACAATTATTAATTAATATTATTGTTTATAAGTATCTAAATACTCTTTTATTTTAGTGATATCATCCTGTATTTCTAATATTGTTTTTTCTACGGCATCACGTAATTCTGCAAAGCGTGTACTTTCAATATCGACATCAGCGGCAAAAATAGCCGTAGCCCAATTTCTTAAGTTAGTAGCATCAGACATAAACCAACTAAGATAATTGACAGCGTCAGGATTCATTGGTTTTATCACTCTATCTCTAAAATCTCCTAATCTTTTCATTTTTTCCTCTTTTTTAAATTTTTAAATTATCAAGCATTGGTTTTATTTCTTTATTGAACATATCAACAAAAAAACCGCTAAATTCTTTCCAAACCTTACTACCTTTAACATCAGGATCAAAAGATAACATAGCATAGTTATTTTCTTCTATATAATCATTCAAATTAGACAGATCTAATTCAAAAAGATTATTAGAATAATCATGCGCAGTTTTATCTATTTTTTTATGATCTGATTCATCACATAAATAACTTTTTACTATGTTTCTATCTAGTGTTTCTACATATAACTTGAATTTACGTTCTGCTACCTCAACAGAGATAACAAATTCTCCTTTAAAATAATATCTATGTGCTTTTTCTATTTTTGTAATATTTGATTTAATTATTGAAAAATTATTATTCATATTTAACCTTTTTAATTTAATTTAGATTCTAGTAATTCAACTTTTTGCGTTAATTCTTGCATTGCTAAAATTGTATAACATAACAAGCTATCATATTTTATACCTACTACCTCCCCTCTTTCGTTATTTTTATTATTGATATATTCTTCTTCCTCAACTGTCGGCACATAATTCTTAACTGATTTTTGTATTTCCTTAATATTGCTATTATCAAAATCTATAGTTTTAAAATTATCCGTACAATTATCAAATAACTCCAATACTTCTTCTGAAATAAGACCAACATGCAACCTTTTATTTTTGAAATATTTACGAGTTTTCCTATTTTCTGAATCCCCATCTTCAATAGGAACTTTCAGTGCATAACTATAAACATTAAGTTTATTTAAACGTTCCAGATAATTTTTGTGAGTTTTTTTTCTAATGCTATGTTTAATTTTTCTGGAACTTGATGTAACCAAACTACCGCTAGAAGAAATATAGGATTGCCAACTTGTTGATATAGTAAGGTCTTCATCTGTAAAAATAACACCTAAATCAGTAAAAGGCTGTATAAGCTGAATATAATCACCATTCATAGCAATAGATGCAGTCTCATTTAAAGAATTAGTTTCAAGAATTGCTGAATTTTTAGAGCCTCTTACGTTTGCACCTCTTAAATCAAGATAATTAGATGAAGCCCTTATTTGCAATTCTTTTAAATTTTCATAAAATCTTACTTTACCCGAGTTTCCCTCTATAGAAAGTCTAGTGTCATCATTAGTTTTAAAAACCATGCCATTGGTATAATACGTTGTAAAATACATATAACCAGGAGTGAAATTAGGCACTAAAATTTTGAAATTATCTAATCCGTTTTTTTGAAATAACAAACCAGAATGCGATGAACTAGTAGTATTTACATTATTAACAGATAAAAAACTTCCAGAACCAAAAGTTTGGCTAGTTTCATTAGCAGTAATAGCTACAGGGCCAATGAAATCTATAATTGGATTACCATTGACGCCATTACCATTAATTATAGATAATCCGTTGCCAACACTTATAGTACGTAAAGCACAAGTACCCCCCGTTGAACTAGTACGGACATAAAACCCTGTCCCAGAAGTTATTGATGCAATACCAAAAAGTGTGTCATCTAAATAAATATTAGGATTACCACTGACCCCATCGCCAAAATTAATGTTTAATCCAGTACCAACAGAAAAAACCCTAGAATTAACAGACCCATCGCTTTTTTTTGCAAGGAAACCTTGCCCTGCAA